GAACGCAATTGAGCGGTCAGCGGTTGGGTTCGTAAAAGTGAATGAGGTCTCGTAATCGTCAGCAGAGCTGCCCTCAAAAGTCAAAGTTGCCGACGTTCCAAGCAACACATCGCCGCTGAACGTTGTCGTCCCAGTAAACGTCGGACCAGACAGCGATGCTTTTTCAGTGTCAAGCTCTTGAATCGCAGCTTGAACGTTGCTCGACGAGATGCTGCCTGCAGGTGCAAAGCTGACGTTGTTTGCAGCTGTCGCCGCCAAAGCCGTTGACAGGTCAAGAACTTCCCACGCTGTGCCAGTAGACAGCAAGAAGTCAGGCGGAGCCAAAGCAACGGCTGGCGCGTTACCCGATCCAGTACCCGACTGGCTAACGGTCAAATAATGGTTGGAGTTGGATGCAGCTGGTGCGATCAGTGGCTGACCAAC